CAACCTAAATGCTGCTGCTGGCACTTCTGTTAGTTTTGCTATTGATAACCTTGAATATTTAGTTGGTTCTGTATCTCCCCCCGCCGCATACACCGCCGCTATGAATACTCAGATGATGTCCGGCAAAGGTCTGGCTATGGATTTTAAAACTTATAGCACCTACCGCGTGAATTTAACTGCCAAAATTGGTCTTACTAATCAACTCATTCCTGCGACCGCTCAGCGTGCATATTCTTGCCTCTCTGTGCCCTTATCTAATGCCGCACAGATTGATTTAGCCGCAGATAGTTTAGGAGGAATTATTGATCACTGCCAGAATTATCAGTATGTTCATGGAAATAAATTAATCCCGGACCGGCCAGTTCCTTTAGAACGCTACAATAACGCCCCTCCTCATGTAGATGCCCTCCATCTTATTGAACTTGAAAAAGCCCTTCTTAATTGTGGCTTTCCTACAAGAAACTTACAGAGAGTGCCTCAGAACTTCCTTATCGCGCGCGCTTTTAGTAAGTACGGCCAAGTTGCTGAACTATTTGGTGAAGATCTTTCTCTCCGGGTAGAATATTCAGGAGAGGCAACTGTAGAGAAAATCTATGACCATTTTATCTGTCATATTCGTAGAATGACTATTTCTAATGGGCGTGTCAGCGCATTTTAATAATCTTTAGTAAATATGAAAAAATAATAATATATAGGTATAATATAATGAACATTAATCAGAAGGAGCACGCTGAAGTATTCCCAATAAATCCGCCGGCCGGTGCATATTCATTCAGGGGCGGGTTTCCCATCGTACAATTTCAAATCGCAAACCAGAATAAACTACTAGACCCTAGTTCTCTCCGACTTAATGGGCGATTTAAGATGATTGCCCCCACTCTCCCACCTACTCGTGATCCTCTTAATAATACATCTCTAGCCGCTGTTGCCGATAGCAATACAGGAATTAATATTAATAACCGTGTTGGGATTGCCTCCACCATCCATCAGATGACTATTAGTACATTAAGTAATCAAACTTTAGAAACGGTCCGTTCTTACGGCCGTTATCTTGCATCTGTAGTGCCCGTAACTCATTCTCAGTCTGATTTTGACATGACTAATCAGGTTCAAAACCCCGGTTCTGCCTCTCGTGGTTTTAATGGTGCTCACGCACTTAATAACGAAGTATCATTTTCTATCCCATTACGCTCTGGCCTTCTATCTGGCCAGAATTTCATTCCTTTAGGAACTTCGGGGGTCAATGGTATGCAAATTCAGTTAGAACTTGCGGCTGATAGTTCCGTTATTTCCGGTTATGAAACTTATAATGACTCGGATGTCCCCACTCAAATATTATTTAACCCTCCTAACAACGGTGCATTTTATGAGATGGCAGATTTAACGCTGTCTTATAATTTATACGTGCCTGACGAAGAGGGGCAGAACCAGATGGCCATGCCCTCTACTGGCTCTTTATCTTATAATTCAATCTCTCAATTGTATTCTGTTATTAACTCTAGCGACCAGACTAAAGTTCTAAATTTAGGAACTAGCAACACTTTATCTGTATTCCATAATTTTATTCCTACTAACCAAATCAATAATTATGCATTTGATTCTTTCAGTACCGGACAACTACAAAACTCAGGCGGCACACAGACAGCGCCAGCCAATGCCACACTCAACCGAGTGACTTTTATTAGAGGCGGCCTTAAATTCCCACTTGAGTATGATGTAGAGGTTCAGGATGCTGGAGAGGCTGACCGACCACAGACTATGAATACTGTTAATTTTATTAACTCTATTAAACCTTACAAATTCTTTAACCACTCTCTTATGAGCACTTATACTAACCAGGGTATCATCGGAACTACTGGATTTAATTATGCCAAAACTCCTAGGAATAAAAACACTTTACCTGATCCTAAATCCGAAGTCTTTGGTGTAGGTATTGCTTTTGACCCACTCTCTAAAGTTGGAGTTGATTTCCGTCGCACAAGTTATGGTGTTAGACTTGTTAGTCAGTTGCTGGATAGCAACTCTCCTAATAGTATATTTACATATGTTCGCGCACGCAACACTTTGACTTATTCACCCGCGGGAATTGCCGTAACTTCTTAATCTTTAGGAGGTTTATATTATTATTTTTTAGTTTAACGATAAATAATAATATATTCATATAATATAATGAGTATTCCAGAAGCACTACAAACGAGACCCATGCCCTCCGTTGATACAATGACAATAGACACGTCTATTTTAGAACCCCTTGTTATTAATGATACCTTCTGTCGGTTCGTTTTAGAGCGAAAAGGCATCCTTGACAGTGGCTCAACTATTCAGTTATCTGTTCTATGTGGTGCTGGAGGCGATGATGTAGCAGTTTTACCACTACACACTGGTATTCATGCCCTAATTAAGCGTGCTGTCCTGAGGATTGGCACTAAAGTTGTTGCAATCACAGATTCTTATGGCGCATATGCTACAATGCTGCGCTCTGTTAAGACACCTGAAGAAAAATCACAGAAAGATATGGTTACAGCAGGAACTTTAGATGTTATTTGTCCCAGTAGGCAGCAAACCGGCCAATACCAATTGAGAGATGTAGAATCTGCTACTGCGGTTCTTGATGTTCCTCTTGAACAGACTACTTTATCTTCCACTCCAGGAGAATCACCTTTATTTACAATTAAGTTATCGCAATTATTTCCGATGATGAGAAATATTCAGTTGCCGCTCGGACAAATTTCTGAAGCGTGTTCTGTTGAACTTCATTTTAATACACAGAAAGGAACTGTAGGAGAACAGGGTAAGGTTGCTGTTTATCTTAATTCTGCTCTAGCAATCGGAGTTAAAACGGCTAAAGTAGATCAGACTAGCGTTCGTTTTCTGTGTGATTATCTTACTTATAGTGATGACCGTATGGAACAAATGGCCGCGATGGCCATGTCGGAGCAGGGGATGGTTATTCCGTACGAGGACGTGGTTACAACGAACACTAATTTTAGTGGTTTAGCGATACCTCCCGCAGCCCCCATTTCTACTACACAAATCAGGGACATTGGTATTTCTGGTATGAAGTGCCGTGCTATTTTAGGCCACGCTCGCCCTAATTATGCTGATTGGGGGCCGTATCTTTTAGGACAGTATGAAAGTAAGGCGTATCAGTTCCCTCTACGTTATCAGATTAGAGTTAATGATAAGGAATTATACCAGAGACCACAAGATAATGAGAGTAAAAAGGCTAATGAATTTTCGGCAGCCATGAATGCTCCCATCTCTGTTGGATCTGGAGAATACAGTCTTGATACTTTAGTAAATAAAGAAGATCCCGCTCGGGCTATTAACAATCATTATATGCTTGGTTCATTGGGTTCGGCGGCTGGGCCATCTAATATGCAAACTTTAGAGGGTGGTTCAAATTACATTGGAGTAGATTTCTCTAGTCCTGGTAACTATGGGGTGTCGGTAGGCCAAAAACCGGTTCAATTCACTTCAACTACCACTGACACGGCAACGGATAGTTTAGGAAGGACTGTAACATATTATTCCATGGTTGAGCGTCAGATGTCAATTAAGTCTGGAGTTGTTTCTGTATCAGCGTAAATATATTGCCTTAAAAAATGATTTAAATAACCGTTAATATATATATTTAAAATGGGAAGAGCCTTAGGAGGAACTAATAAAAAAAACTACAAATATTTGATGAGTGTTGATTCTAGAGATTTCCAGTATTTTGCATCATATGCAGAAATTTGGAACAAATATCCAGATCTAAATAAATCATCTATAACTAATATATTATTTCATCCCGAGAGAATTTTGAACAATAAAAAATATACTATTATTAAATTAACGAAGCCTATGCCAGTATATTTAAAAATACAATGTGAAGATACCAATGGTAATTGGATTACCAAATTAGAAAATATTGACTATACTATTAAGTTGCATCAACTTGAGGTGGAATCCTCACCGGAGGTGTCAGGGATATGTCCTCGGATTTATCCTTCACCGACTGCTCCTCCCTGCCCGATTCATGAGGCATACTCCTATCACACGTAATACAGCACGCATTTATTTTGGTACAACGACTATTCTGTATCGCTGTTATTATCGCTACTAAAGCCGCACCACAAGTAGTTACTAAAAGAGATATCGCTGTTAGATCGGCTACCATTATATTAATATAATATATAAAATTTAAAAACTTATATATTATTTTCCCGTATAAAATGACTTAAACAAATAATAATAGTAATATTAATGATTGAAACTTTGACGGAAAATATGCCTCAACTGCCAGAGACTATGAGGGAGTTTTTTGATATGTATAAAATTCCCTATGCTATTATGACCCACGAATTTTATGAAGAAGATGGTGTTAAAAAAAAAAGACTTAAACCTGACACGCCAAAGCCTCCCCAGAACTGGCAAAAAAAATATTCTTATGAAGTCATGATGGGTATTAACGATGCTAACCGCACTTCGGGAGACACCACTATATGCGCTTACCTACGTAATAGTCCTTTCTGTGTATTAGACGCTGATAATGATGAGGTTGAAAAATATTTAACTGATAATTATGAGAATACTAATTGGAGTGAATCTATCTGTAGAAAAATGATGCATTTATATGTATATAAAGCACCTGAAGATAAAAAGAATAAAAGCACTACTAACTATTTAATGGAAGGGTTAGATGTCTGCTATGACATGATCTTTGAAAGTATAGATGCGCCTATGAATGCACCAACCAGCACTGCCAATATGCAAATATTTACAAATTACAAACGACCCGAAATGCCTACTAACACTCCTGCGTGTAAATTAGATAAGAAGGATCGGATATTTGATCCTGCCATTTTAGACATTATTTCATCTGAATATTTTAAAAAAGGTAAATATAGTGACTGGCTCAAAATCTGCTGGGCTATTATTTATTGCTGGGGAGAGATTGAAGGCAGACTATTATGTTTAAAATATTCCCAGTCTGATGACTATACCGAATCTGAAACTAATATTGCCGTTGAAAAATTATTATATAATTATAATCCTGCTAAAAATACTCCTACCTTTGGAACTTTATGTTATTACGCTAAGGAAAGTGATGAAGCCCTCTTTGATAAATGGAAAAAAAATAATATTAAACAACAGGCTCACACCATACGAGCGGTTGCACTTAAAATGAATCTTGCCGAATTTAAGCCTCGTATTGCACGATGCGATAATGATTATTATTTTAAACCTCACGTTAATAAACCTGACTGGGTCAAAGGTGCTGATAATGTTAAACGTGCGCTTCGGCGGGACATTATTTATTATCCTGAAAAATATGATTGGTATCTAGAATGTCTCAACCCAAAAACTGCAGAGGTAGAATATTTTTTAAAAAAAATTAATAAGGTAAAGGAGACAAATGAGTGTGTAAGTGACAGCATGGATATGATTGAGGATGATCCGGACTTTATTAATAATATGTGGGAGAATAGTTTGGGTAAAATTTGTTTTAATAATGGTGTGTATGATTTTAAAAGTGGTACGTTTGGTCCATATGGCTTACATAATACATTAATTAAAGTGGATAGAGATTTATTACCTTCTGACCCTGTTATTAGACAAGAGATATATGATCGGGTTATTAATCCCATTTTCGGGGATGACACTATTAAGCGTGATGCATTTTTATATAATATGGGGGTTGCTATGGCGGGAGACGTTACTTTTAAAAAATGGATTCACTGTCAGGGTGAGCGTGGCTGTGGTAAGGGTGTTATGTGTGATTTTATGCGCAACGCATTTGGGGCTTATGTTAGAGAGATTAATACATCATGTTTTTATAAAAAAACAATGAGCGGTGATAAGGATGAAGCAAAGGCTAAGTCGTTTATGCTCCCCTTACAACATGCTAGACTGGTATATGCTAATGAGGTAGATGACGACATAATTATGAATGGCACGAGTATTAAGGCATTTTGTAGTGGTGGCGACCATCATCAAGTAAGGGCTAATTATAAGGATGAGGTTACCATTCGCTTACAATCCATGCTTATGATTTTGTCTAATGACTTTTTTAAAATTGCGCCCGTTGATGCGGCTGAAAAATTAGTGTCATATGATATGAAGAGTGTATTTTTAACTGGTGAGGAGAATGAGGAAAGATTACCGGATGTTAATTACCAAATCGCAGACATGAGCCTTAGGGTGCATTATTTATATAGGGAGGATATTAAAAATGAGATCTGTCATATAGTATTTGACGCATATAAAAATAGAGTTATATACAACTATACGCCACCTATTCAAGATGAGGGTTCTATATCGGTCGCTTCTATTATTAAGGAATCATTTAAGGTTGATAATACTGACAGAGTGTCTAACAAAGACATCAAGGAATTTATTGCTTCTATGAAATTGGCTACGTCATTACAAAAGGTTAATAAGTATATATCTTCTTTCTTTCCAGAAGCGATTCCATATAGAGACGCAGGAGGGAGGGGATGGGATGGGATTGCCTTAACTTACGATGATGAATAAGTTTGTCAGGTTGTCATATGTTTGTCATAAAGTTGTCATTTTAGAGTTTTAGACCATATATGGTCTTATTCTATAAATATATATATATATCTCTTACTATAATGACAAAATGACAACTTTTATATAAAAAAAGTATATATAGTATCTATAGATACTAGAGAGAACACTATAGAGATAGAGGTTTAAAATAGGTTATTTTTGTCAATTGTTGTCATGTTGTCATCTATTATTTCTTCTTCTTTCTTTTAGGAGGTTTTTTATAACCCAAAAATATCTTCTCAGGTTTAACGTCAGGGTTTAAAGATTTTACAAAAAGTTTCATTACTTTCTTATCAAACTTTTCTGCAATTTTTCCAGGAGTTTCTAGATCGGTTAATTCATAGCCAGTTATACGATTCATTATATATATATACAGAATATTAAAATATTTAGACAATATATAAGATGTCATTCATAACACTGAAATCGGAATATCAAGACAATTATATCGGTGGTAGCGAAAGCGCTGCTACTTTTACTAATTATTTTGAAAGCCCAATAGAATTAGGAATGGGAAATACTCTACAACTTGTATCTTGTTCTATTAAAAAGACTTTAGGATATAACATAGTAGAGGGTGTAAATGATACTCTATTATGGAGGATAGGGCCAGGTGCTCAGGCTCTCGGAGGCCCAACACCCTTCTACCAGCATGATGTTATATTAACTCCCGGAAATTATACCGGGGAAGAGTTAGCCGTTGAGATAGCGGTACAGTTTAACGTTAGCACAGTATTAGGTATGTTTAAAGGGTTATGGGATTGTACTTATACAGAGCCACCCGGAGGAGGTATAGGCACGGATTTTACCATAACATGGGCACAGAGCACCTTACCGGTATCATCGGATGAAGCACCCATACAAGGGCAATTATTTACCCCAGTGGCTAACGGGAGAGGTATTTTAGCCATAACACCCTTTACTAATATTAATGATGTTTATTTTCCAGCAGGACTAAATATACCTGGTATGAAAATACAGTTTAGCGCCCCATTAAATATAAATCAGGGAGCATTACTGCGACAACTAAATACAAATTGGTTAGAAATAAAGGCTTCAGCCGAGGACTGGCCCTATACTACACCAATTACACAAAATCTGGCTTTTGGTGTTCCACTACTCGGCCAGTTAGGCAATAGAAGTATTTATGCCAACGGAGGAAATGTAGCAGGAATTATGCGGCCAGTATGTAAAGTTGCAAATTATAATTTTAACCGCCCAGGTGGGCCAGGATTAACCATAGATACAATTAGGGTTTTAAATTATAATAACGCACTAGGTTTAACTGAAACATTAAGCATGACCCCACTTGTAGCAGATCCTAACGGCTGGATGTATCAAGTAGCAGCACCGCTAGACAAGGTAGGTGCAATAGAAAGTGTAATTTTTAAACCGGGTTTAAATGGTATTGTAGAAATGAGCCAGGTTATACCCATTGGCGGCCAAGGTAGTGGTTTTGTAGAAGGCGACATCGGAGTAATACAGACAGTTCCTCCGAGAGGACCTGAAGACGGTTCTCTTGCTACTTTTCAGGTTGGGTCGGTAACAGGCACAGGACAGATACTTAACTTTAATCTAAGGTCTCCAGGTGAAGGGTATTTGGGCGTTACTACAGTAACCCTGGTCAATAGCCGAGTAGGCGAATTATCCGCAACTGGTACTATTACAAAAATTCAACCTTCTACAAACGCTGTAGGATCTTTATATGTAGACGGTGACACATACCCCACAACACTAACAACCGACGGTGGAGCAGGAACTGGCGCGACAGTAAAAGTTTTGACGACAGATGGGGATGGTGGAATTTTAACATTTGAGATAGTAGATAGGGGAGAAGGTTATCTTACCTTCCCAGAAAGAGATACAATATTAGTAGATGGACCGACTACATCTGCCTCGGGTAATAAAATATCTAGCGCTGAACTAATTATAACTCAAAGATCATTCGGTTTCCCTGCAAATGTTAAAGCGGTTGTTTTAAGTGATGGGACGCTAGGCATAGGTTCTGGGATTTTTCAAGGACCAGCACCAGCACCACCCGTTCCATCAGATGCCGTAGAGTCTAATTTTGATTTTGGGACATTTTTAATGCAAAATACTACCGGTGACTATAGAAGCACTGCCTTCTTACTCCAAACGGAAGAAACAACTGGACAAAGTCCAAGTAACTTTCCGGCGAACCAACTCATGCAGATTGAACTTTTAGGCGCGGCTGCTCCAGCCACAGGAGGAGTAGTAAATCAAAAAATATTCCGGTCAGGAGGAGCAGGAGGTATATGCCGAGCGGATCGGGATACAGCCGGCACTGGATATGCGGTGAATGATACCGGAACGATTGATATTCCGGCTGGCTCTGGATTCACAGGAAGTGGGGCAACTTATATTATTGACTCCATCACTGGATTAGGAGAAATAGACAACTTTACTTTAATAGATCCGGGAAGTACTTATCAGGGGGGCAACACATATGACTTTATACCCGGTGGAAATCAACCTGGAGTAGGGGTGGGTGGAAAACTTCTTATAATACAGGAACAAACACAACCAGCAGCAAGAGGAGAAGGATATACTGTTAGTAACGCTCAGCCAACAGAGGCTATAATTGGAACTGGCTCTGGGTTTGAGTTAAATATTTTAGCGGTAGGATCTGCGGGCGGAGTAGCCAATTTTATATCTGGAGCAGGGTCAATAGCCTCGGGGGGTGTAGGTTACAACGTGGGTGATGAGATGGTAATTTTAAAAAGCGGTGTGGTTGCAAATGGCATGGCTGTTATAAGAGTTAATGCTGCAAGCCCAATTGTTCCAGGAGGAGGAGGCACGGTGACCGAGTTAGACATAGTTTATGATCTAACCTACCCAGCAACCCAAGTAGCCTATATTAGAAATGAATTATCGTTCGGTAGTACAGATGATAATTTTAATATAAATAGGAGATATTCATACAGGCCGGGAGAGGCAGACCTACAGGTGACTTTAACCCCCAACCTTACTAATACGGCGTTAGGTTGTACGGTGGTGCAGTTAAACGAAACAGAAGGACTCAGATATCCAGAGGCTGGCTGGAGAGCAGCAGAGGAGATGTTAAATATCCCTGATGTAACAGCAACCTTTACCGCAGCCGGACAAGCCGGATATATTTATGGTAAATCCACTGTAAAAGCGGAAATAGTAATTGATGCTATACGCAATATAACGGTTAATTTATACCAAAATGGAGCGGGATCGGATAATGACCCATTCCTAGCGGCAGTTCCGGTATCAACATCGGGCGTTCTGGAAGGTAATATTAAATACAGACCACACGAGGCACATTATCCTTTAAGACCGTTTGTAAGTTGTGCGACCTCACTACCGTTTTTACCTGGGCCACTCTCAAGCCCGACAATGCAAGCATTAATACCCTATAGCCCTGCCACAAACGGCGGTTTAACAGAAAATATAATCGGGGGTGTTTATGATATTCAGGATACGGCTATACCGTTATCAAAGCAGACATTCACAACTCCTGGTAATATATTAGCAGATGCGCTACCATTACCAGTAGCAGCCCCAGCACAGTCATTACCATGCTTATTAAAATCCCAAGCGTTAGATAGTAGCGATACTTATACACCACCAACGGTAGGAACAACTAGAATGATAAGCACCTTTGATTTAATACCTAATACGGCAAATGCTGGCAAACTTCTGAGTTACTTTTCAGTATATAATATTGAGGCAGCATCTACTGTAGGCACATTTTCAAGCGACCTTGCTACAGCACCAGACTATTTCGCTGATAAAAGCACTCTTTTAGTTGAACTTCCCGACTTTAATATTACCTCTTATAGTGGTGAGAG